AACCAATTATCCGCTTTTAATATATCCCCCTCATAAATTTCTTTTCCGTTTTTGTCTTTTAGTCCGGTGAATTGTCCTACTGATTTAGGATAAACTTCATAAACAGATATAGCCCTATCTTGAATTAAACTACACCAAAATACAGGCTCTTTTTCGGTTGGTTTTATTTTTTCAATATAATTACCGACAACCCATTTATCATTGTCGATTCTTTTGCCTCTAAATTTAATCTCTCTATCCATGTTTTTAAAAGTATTAGTGTCCCCAAATATATGAAAACTTTTTCACTTAACCAAATCATTAAAAACAGTCCTCTCACTCACCGCAAATATCTCACACAGCGCCCGAATAGTGTCCGATGTATTACGGCAATTCTCCAATCCTGTAGCCATTACCCTAAGCTGTTCCGCTGCCTCTTTAGGCCTAGACATTGCTAATTTGCAGAATCGCTCCCGGCTCTTTACTTGACTGCTTCTTTTCATATTACCCCTACTGATTTTACTTTTTCCACAGAACTCAACCCCAGCGACACGTCCGAAACTTTTACATATATAGGCGTCCGCTGCATAGCCTTATTAACTTCCGATTCAATATCAACCGGTTTCACGTTCCCTCCGTCCTCTAACCGATCCGAACCGCTTCCGAAACTACGCCCGCCAAAGCTTTCATTAATAGCGGACAAAGCAGCGATTTCCGCCGTAGCATCCTTTTTCAAAACAAACATAGCCTCACCGCGCTCTGCCTCGAAATGAGAGCCGTCAGAGCCGACAAACTTAGTGCCTCCTTGCGCGTGTGACTTGCCTCCAACAATACCGCCTTTAGCGAATTGAGGTTCCGGCTTTGCAGCGGCTAATCCAGCAACCAGCAACCCCTCGCCAACAACAAAAGGCAGAAACGGAAGCCCGAAAGTTACCGGAGATGCAGCCACAGCCTTTATAGAACCTATAAGGGTTTGAATTGCGATTTCAAACAACGCTTTCTTCTTTTCTGCCTTCGCTTCAGCTTTCCTAGTCTTTAGTTTCAAAGCCGCAAGCTTTTTTTCATAAGCCTCTTGAGATATATTACCCTTATCCAGCTCATCTTTAAGGACCTGCTCTTTAGCTTCAGCGGCTACTTTTGTTTTATTTAGCTCATTATCAATCTTTGCGTTAAACTGATCAACAGCAAATTGTTTTGCTGCCTTTTCAGCGGCTTCAGCTAATTCGATTTTCGCAGTTGCGATCTGTTCTGCTTTAGCTAATTCCTCCGCATCCGCTTTCGCTTGTGCCTCTGCTTTATCCCTAAGTACGCGATTCTTTAAGTAGATCTCCTGCTGTGCTAGATCCTCTTTATTGTCGTAAACTATTTGATCGGATTCGATAGTTTTTAGGGCTATGTCATCGATATAAAGCTTTTCGCGCTCTACATTTTCAGCTTTCGTTTTAGCTTTTTCTTTTTCGAGGCTGTTTAATTTAGTTTCCTGCCTTACAGTTTCTTCATCAAATTTGTTTTGCGCTGAGTAATAAGCCTTAGCCGCTATAGTAAGTTGATTTATTTTCTCAGGACTTAATTTTCTAATCTTTTCTGCAAATAATGTGGCCTTATCACCTGCCATCCCGGCTGCAACTAAACTTTTAATTAATTCAGCATTTGCATCTGATGTCTCTTTTAATGAACCTGTAAGTGATTTAGTTATTAACTTCCAAGCCCCCATAGGGGTGAATACTTTTATTTGAGCATCCTTTAGTTCAAGAGCTGAATTCGTCAATTCAGACATTTTATCGTTTTGCTCAATAAACATTTTAATTTCATCTTCAGCTAAACCAGTTCTTTGCGCAGCTGTTCTTAATTCTAACGCATAAGCATCACTAGTATATTTTGTTTCTTTAGTTCCTAAATCTAAAATTATTCTTTTATATTCGTTTAGTGCGTCCGTTTGTTCTGTAATTGATGAATTTGCATCCTGGTAAATTTTCTTTAACCTAGATAATTCGCCTTGTTGTTTTACTTCCTGAATTCCTAGCGACCTAGTTAAATCTTCGATTTTCTGCATTCCTCTTGTGTACTCCTCTGCAAGTCTTACCGCCTCCTTCATATTTGAAAAGAAGTTTGAAAAGTCCATAGTCGCTATAGAAGTCTTAAATATATCAAACGCCGCAGAGGCTTGAGAGGCTGCTACTTCGAAGTCATCTTTCAGCGCATCACTTGAATTTATAACAGCGGCTCCAAATTTCTTTAGCCCAGCAACAGCCCCTCCTATAGCTCCAGCAATGAGTAAATAAGCACTCTTCATCTGCTGAACTCCCATGTGCCACTTGCTTTGAGAGTCCACGTTACCTTTTATAGCCCTTGTATTTTCGTCTATTTTTTTGTTGTACTCAGCTATTTTTTTCCTCCCCGCTTCTGTAGCTGAGGAAAGTTTATTTCTTTCTTCTCTTAATACTTGATTTTCAGCCTTAGCACGCTTAACGCTACTTATCTCGCTCTGTATTATGTTTATAAGTTTTTTCCGCTCATAACCGTCTCGGTTCAAGCTCTGAGTAACCTCAGCCATCTGAGTTGCGTAATCTTGCTGTGAAATCTTACCTTCTTTTAATTTCTCTTTTAATTCGACTTGCTTAGCTTGATTATTCGAAATAGCTGTTGTAAGCTTATTTATCGACGACACAGCTTCATCGGTGTCGTACTGTATTTTTATTACTGCTGTTTCATCTGCCATTACCCTACGTTTTTAAGTGTACCTAATCTCAAAGCATAAGCCAAAGAAATTTTCCCAGCCTTTTTTTTAACTGTTTCAAAAAATTCATTGTATAATTTATCGAAAGCATTCGCGACGTGCAAGTACTTCGCTTTGTTACCGTGTTTTGCAATTTCTAAGGCAACCGGAAAAGGAATTTTCCATTCGCCTGTGATAGGATCAGGCGGAGGGAACCTACCTGGGCCACGTCCGTGGATTACATAATATATATAGTCTACCCCCGTTAAAGATACATACCTTGAAGATTCGTTTATTACAACCTTAAGTGAGTTGATAGTTAGCGAATCGTTTTTTAGATTTCTATCATTTAACAGTAATTGAATCAAATCTGCTTTAAACTTCTCAACAAGCTCAGCAGTCTCTTTAATAAGTTCACTTGTCAATTCATCTGCCATAACTCAAAAGTTTTGCGTTAGTTAATTGACCTGAAACAAAATTTGAAAGTTCTAAAACTATAAAGGTAGTTTTAAAATGATCTATATAAACAAGCTGATTTGGTGTCCAAGAAAGAAAATCGAGCTTACTGATGTTTACCTGAACATTCAGAATCCTAACCCGGTAAAGAGAATTAAACCAGTTTTCGTAGTAATCGGACTTGAGCGCTTTCCAATCCACGGGGGCAAAACTAAGCAGCGAACCAGAAGCAGAAAACAACCGAATACTTAAACTTTGATCTGGGATTCGTGTCGTGTCATTGTAAACTTTTACGTGTGCAACCTCGTTACTCCCTATAACTACGTCGACACTTGCACTAAACTTAAGCACAATATAGTCGCCTTCCGCTTGAAGTTTTTCGTTGTCGGTGTAAAAATATTCGCTTCCAAGTTCCGGATTAACTGTTAAGTCATTTTCATAACCGAGTTTATTTTGTTGTGCCAACCTTTCAAAATCCGATGTTATAGTTTCAGAATTGACAACAAACTTATCGGACCAGTCAACGGAGTTCATTTTGTTTAAGGTTGCAAGGCTTAAGAACTCAAACGTTTTTTTTAGCCCTGAAACTTGCGGCAACTGGTTAGATGTTACGCAAATTAACCTGAACAAGTCCAGGTAAGTTAACTCAGGAAGGTTGTCATACGCTTTAATTCTATAGTTAATCCAAGGGTTTGTAGACAAGTCCTCTTCTTTGTCGTTAAGGATCGTATACAGCAAGCAGTTTGTAAACACCACACTACCAGTCCCAACGAAGCTAATCGTAACCGTAAACCCATCATCGGATTTGAACTCAGAAGTTGAAAAGTCAATATCTTGTGTCCCGTTCAGCACAACCTTACTCTCTGTTACCTTTGTGGGATCTAAGTCATCGGTTGCGGTGAAAACTAAAGACACTGGAGCGGAAGAAACAACCCGCCCACGAAGCCTGAAAATAGTCTTGTGAGTTCCGATTCCTATCGAGCCTGAAGCGACCGTCAATGTAGAATGTGCGAAGTCATTGGTGTTCAACCCCGTTAAAGCAAGTGTCCCGGCTGGATTGTATGTCGCGTTTAAAGTTTTCTGATATGAAGTAAAAAAAAACGAATCATGACACGCGCTAAAAGCAAGGTCGGGGGCTGGTACTGTAAGCGCGTAACCAGCCTGAGTTACAGCGCGTTTAAGCAACCCCTGTACATAGAAAGCAGGGCGACTATACTTACAACGATTCGATCCGGTTGTCTGATCTGTGTTAATTTGCAAAGCCGCCTCATGATAACAAGCTTTACCCCAAAACCAGCAATTATCTGAATCGAGCGCGTCGAATGCGTTTATTGCAGTCTCAGAAAGCACAGTGTCCTTGTCGTCCCAGCTTATTTTTTTTAGCTCAATATCAAGCGCGTCAAACACCTGCTTACTGTCATCCACAACCTGAAAGCTAAACACGTCTTTAGAAGCCTGATCCAGAAATCCTTTTCCTTTAAAAATCTGGTAAACGTCTCGTATTAAAACGTCGTAAAGCTTATCGAAACTTCTGTTGTTAGTACCTATCCCAAACGGGCTTTCGAATATCTGTCTATTAATTTGCGTGTCTGGCAGATCAAAGCGGCTCGAAAAATCAACGAAGCGATTAGAAGGGTTCTCGATGTCGACACTCTTTTTAGTAATAGCAGGGATGCTGTTACCAAGTTCCGCTAATACACCGTTTATTTCTATCTGCATTTTAAAATAATATAAGCAGTCATTTATTAATTAGCAATCAATCTTATCGATTGTTTGCCCCTTGTTAGTTATATAAACAATCGCGTCTTTTACAACTATAAAAGAGGTTCCATATTTATCGTTTTCGTAAATAATGAATATAAAATAGCCCCCTTCTATGTCCGGATCGGAATTTTCCCAGAATGTTTTAGGAATTCCGACCACTCTTCCAAGCGTTACTCCCTTCGTACATTCATTATACTTTTTTTGAAAATCATCTCTATTCATATAATGAAAAGATTCATACACGAAATCATTCCCTTCGTATATTGATGTTTTTCCGCTGTGTTGATAAATTTTTATTTCCATTTTTTTCGTTTTTTATTGTTATTATTATTAAGACTGCTTATATTATTTCTATCTGCATTTTGCGACATCTGATAAAATTAGTTTAAATTCAAGCTCATATCGACCGTCCATAATCCGATATCGAAAAGTAGTCGCGTCAGGGGCGTATCGTTCGTATGTCCCGTCTTTTTTCAACCGGGTTACAAACTTATTCTCGAATAACTGCCCAATAATCTTAACATCGTTTAAAGACAAGTCATCTGCTTTCAAGCTCACGCTCCTGCCTATCCTTGAGATGAGGGCTTCGGGTGTCGTTTCTGTATTGATAAGAGAAGACTCGATCTCATGTTCAAATTCCGCATCCTCGAACAGTTTCAAATATTCCGAACCATCCCGACCAATCCACCGTATTAGGTATTCGAAATCCTCATACTCAGGATTAATAAGGCTTTTTGGGCGTATTAGTTTGAATATCATAGTGCTCTAAAAATTACTTCAAATCTTATAGTAGCGTTTGCCGTATAATCATCAGGATCCGGAGTTATAGCAACAAAATTTGACCCTATTTTTAAAACATGCAAACGTCTTGTATTAGTTGCCTTACTGTTTATTACAAAATGCGTTTCAATTTCAGGCAAATAACCGGACGGAAGTGCTCCGAAAGTTTCAGAATTTGTATCATCACCTGAAAAACCAGAGGTCCGAAGTAGATTATTAGCTCTTAAGTGTATGTTACCAAGAGCATCTTTAAAATATTGTACAGTTCCCTGCCAGCCTGTTGATAAAGCAAGAGTCAACCATGTCGCGTCTGCAAGTTCGTCAATTTTTCTCTTGAGTTGAGAGGGCTGTACAACAAGAGGTTGATTTATTCCCCCTGAATCTGATCCGGAATCTACTTGTGTCGCTGAAGCAGCTTTATATATACCTACTTGCGATACACTTCCTTTGGGTATTCTACCCGGTGTCGTTACTACAGTAGTACTTGTAAGCGCGTTATTCTCTACCACTGTGCCGATTCTCATTGTCCCCTCTACTGTATCAGTAGCATAAAGCGGACTTTTAATTACAGCGCTTGCAAAATAATAAGCGCTTTTCCTTATAACTTCAAAAAGCACAACCGAAGCGGCCGTTATGTTTGCAACAACAGGCGTGATGTCTGTAACGCCAACAAATGTTACCGCTTGCCCGGCTGTTTTGGTTATCAACAAAAACACACGGTCTCCGTCTGCGATTCCTGAAACTGTTATCTGAAGCGCGCCTCCTGTTCTGGTTAAATTAATACGATCCTTCCCTGTGAAGTCGCAAGTTATTGCCGTTACCGAGCTTGATTGCGAAACGGCAACATCTTCTTTAAATACTACATTATCACAGATTTTTGTCTGCAATATAGTATTCAAGTCAGCATTCGAAACGCTCGGAACGTTTATAACTTGAATATCACTTTTTACCGTTGTCCTATTTGCCATAGTATTATTGAGTTAAGAAATCAGGGTAGGCAAAATCTGGATCCAAGAAATCAAATACAGATGCCGTCCTAAAATCAAAGTTAATATATTTTGTGTTATTATTTACAGTTGCTGTTTCTAACCATTCCCAAACTAAAAATCCGTTTAGATCTTGGGCTATTGTGCCGAGTGTTCCTGAAGTGACAAGTTGTTGATTGATGTCAAGCTCTTCGTAAACCATCTCTGTGTTATTACCAACTATTCCGCCTGAGTTAGCAACCGCCAAAGCAGCCGGGTAGCCTAAGTAGATTGTAGGCAAGTCGAATTGGTTTAGGATTACTCCGCCCTCGGGAGCTTCAGTCGCGTAAAGTACGATAACGAGTTTTTCGTCAAGAAGCGTGAAAGCCTCCGCACTTCCTTCGTACACCTGCCTATATTTTACTTCGAACTCCTGAAAGCTTCCGGTGTCTTGCCCCTGAACGATTGCGCCGCGTTGGTTATTTAAGTCGTTCATAATTGACACGTCGATAGTGATGTTCCCGGCATTGTCGCCGTCGGATTCAATACTAAAAGGAAGCAGGTTAATATCCGAGTTAGCTTTGTGAACGCATTGCAACTCAACATAGTAATTCTTAAAGTAGTTCATGTAACCGCCAGTTCCTGTTTCAATATAGTCCGCGTCTGTTGTGACTTCACCGGCTGTAACTGAAAGAACGGTTGCGGTTTTATTATAAGTGTAATTAGTTCCAACCGAGTAGAAATAAACAGAGTCCCCCGGTAAAAGGTATGCGCTCAAGTCCCCTGCATGACTTATCTTAGCACCTCCAGTTCCAGCCGTCACGCTTGTGATAGCGATATCCTCACGTTTAAAAACGAAGTCAATCGGCAAGAAACCAGCGAAAAGTTTCTGCGCTGATGATCCGACCGGGTTAGTTACTAGTGTTAGGCTCATACGGCATAATCTGCTGTGTATATAGTTGTATCTGCTGTTAATATCGTTGTGTCAGCCCTGTAAATTTGAATAGTGCTAGCAAATTGGTTGTAATCAAGAGCTTTAGTGACGCTGCTTACCCGGCTTTTTAGCTCAACACTATAAGACATTTCAGTCGACGGGTTAATTTTTCCACCGTCACAAAATATAGGCGTATTATAATATTTTAAAGTACCGTCGTAAAACTCAACAAGAAAACACCATCCATAAATGCTTCCCGTTAAAGTATTTATCAGATCGTAATTATCCTGAAGCAGCCCGAATAAAAAGAACTCTACAGTATAACCAGAAAGCAGCTTTCCAGATCTTGAAAACGCTAGTTCGACGTTCAACTTAGGTTGCTGGTTGTTTTCTATTCGCAGGATTGCACCTTTTCCCGATAAATTGTTAATCGAGTTCAAGTTCACACCGTCGTAATAGTTAAAGGTAATTCCTTTATTTTCGTATAGGGTAATATTCTTTATGCCAGCTTGATACATAAAATTATAGATATAGCAAGAAAAAACAAATATAGTAACCCGATTTCCGATATTGTTTTAAAATCTTTACAGCAAATAAAAATAGGCATCACAAAAAACAAGGCAATATATAAGCATTCTATCAATTTAGATAATTTCTTTTTATTTAAGAAGAAAAAAGCGTCCGAAACAGCCTGAGCGATTAGGATGACTATTAGATTTAGTGTTATCATATGCCAAATATTTTACTAGAAATAAAACCAAATACGAACGATACGCCAGATCCTATGCCCGCAAAAAAAATTGTTTTGCCTTTTATTTTCTTGACTTCAATTTCAAGGTCAGATAATCGCTTTATGTATCCGTTTTTTTCATTGAAATCTGTGCCTAGTAAGGCGTCTTTAATTTCTTTCACATCTGCTTTAATTAGCTGGATGTCTGTTATTTGAGAGCATGGTTCCATATTTTGAGAGATTTTATTTATTTTACGATTTGCCACAAAATAGTACTCGTATCCGTAGCTGAAGAGCTGTTAACAACGAAGCTTGTACCTGCTGTAATTGTTCCTACGCTTAAAAATCCCTGAGTGCCCCCCGGGGTCAAACAACTCAATTGAATAACAGTACCCGCTTGAACAGCAGCCGTGTTAACGGTTACTGTCCCGGCTACTAATGTGGCAATTCCTGATGTGGGTACGGAAGGAATTTCAATGTGAATGTTTTTTGAAAGATTGCAAAATCCATTAGTGGTTATTCCAGAAGCAGCAATGTTCGTAGGTGTCCCCACGATTGTGTTTAGATAAAAACCATAATTTGAATACAGTGTTTCACTGCTAGTTACTAAATTAGTTACACCATCGACATACGCAGTACACGATGATAATTGAATATTAACTCCATTTTTTATTGAAATTGCATTCGTGCATGCATCAAAAATGATATGACTATTAGCAATATTTGCTATAAAAACACCATTATTTGTAACGATTCCATTTGTAAAATTATTGATATATAAGCCGTTTGAAATAAACGGATTCTCAGTGAACTGAAGTGTTAATCCACTTGTTCCAATAGTACCTGACTTTCTAATTAATGAATTCCTCCATTGAGACTTATTGTTTGAGATTGTCACACCCGCAACGTTTGAAGTGACTACAACGGTTTCTCTAAAATTAATCTTCTGGCAAGCCGCGTCCGTGGAAAATATTGTACAATTAAACTTACATCCTAAAAATGTTATCTGCCCGGATGTTTTTATTGTCGTTTTTGCTGACGATATAAAATTTATATTTTTGAATTGAAAAGTACTACTATTCATCGTAAAATTACCCCAATACGAAAAGACTTCTCCAGTATTGAATATTACTGAATTCTCAACTACCGAAGGTGTTCCTGTTATACCAACCATCGAATTAATTGTGTTCGTACTATTTTTAGCAATCGGATAGTAAGTAGTGCCATTATAAACAAAGCGATCCTGATGTTCATTAGTGGTAAAAGTAGCCCCAGCGACATCATATATATAGGCCTCAGGGGAGTGAGCTGTCAATGTAAATCCTGATGAAATAGTCGTTGTTTTTCCATTCACGTATAGTCCTGCTTGATCTAAGAAATGTTTTTTACTGAATTCAGCTTCAATAGCAAGTAAATCAACAGTGTACGTACCAGCAGCAACATCGATAGTTATTTCCACTGACGCATTGATTGTGTTTTTAATGCTTTGATAAGCCTTTAAAATAGTAGAATAAGGATTCCCCACACTCCCGTCCCCTGTTTCATCACTTCCTGTTGTAGCAACGTATATCGTCCGAGAAACTGTTTCTTCCAAATCAAGACTGTCAATTGCTTGAGTGACATAGCCTCTAGTGTATTCCTGGTTAGCTGTATTAGCTATATCAAGGTCTTGTTTCATTACATAAGAGTTCCAACCATAATTAGCTGAATAATCTTGACCTGCTTGCAAACCTTCAAATGTTTCAATATCTCCAGATACTGTAGCGCTATTCATTCTTAAGGTTAGTGTGGCTTGACTTGTATCGTTTTTACCTCCGATTCTTGCAAAACCAACATCTTCACTAGTGTTTACCTCTAAGAAACCTCCTTGAATCCCTTCACTATATGTGCCGTTTACAGTGAATGATTGATCTATTAACATTTCAATATCTGCATTGCCTGTTAAGGCTCCGCCAATATTTACCGATTTACCATTTGCAGTTGTTCCGGAGCCATCTAATAATACTAATTTTTCATCAATTTTATCCAGGGCAAAATCTTTTGTAATGTATTGATTATCCCTAACCATTGATGTATCCCATCCAGCGCTATGAGTTTCGGTAGTTCCTATAGAATCAATAGTAACTTCTGTATATTCATCGTTTCCAGCAAAAAAAGTAACTGTTCTACCATTTAAATAAGCCATATTACTGGAAAAATCAAAACTTGCATCTCCTGCTGAACCACTAATATACCCGTCTATAGGATTTATTTCAAAATACACGTTATCGTTTTCAAGAAAAACAGGCTTAGTGATAGTTCCTCCTAATATAATAGAATCGTTGGAAATAGAAATTCCGTTTCCGCTAATTAAGGGAGCTCCCGAATGTGCTGCTACATAATCATGAAGTGTTTTTACAGTACATAAAAAATATTTTCCGTTCACAGCGTACATCCCTGTAGTATCAGGTTGTATCGCAAACACCGTGTCGTTGTCGATCACAAAATGCGTTCCGGCCTTCACTCCTTCAGTTACCCATATGTTTCTTTTTGTGATGTCGAGTTGCCCGAAAGCGGACGTAGCTGTTAGGGTTAAAGCGATCACGACAGCGAGTCCTATCCATAATTTTTTTTCAATATGTTTATCGTTTTTCATTGTTATAATTTTTTTATTGTTAAATAACCAAAATTTCCGGGTGATAGGCTCGATATTACAAACCCATTTTCATCGAACGATTCGACTTCTATTCCAATTCCATTATAGTCGTTGATAAATGGATGAATAGCCTCGAAGGGTTCTGAGTAGTTTATTCTCTGCATTGACATTCCGCTGCATGTCTCATTAGGGTTATGTCTTAATAGCGTTTTTAAAACTTCAGAAAAAAAGTCTGGATACTTAATCGCTTTTTCAACTAAGTCGCCGCTTTCTTCTACCAACATTTTTACGTAATCGTTTTTCATATCTATATTTCTATTGATGCTATGTAAGAAAAATTCCCAGCACTTAAACTGGTAATTGTAAACCCGTCCTCATCTTGAGCAGTTACTTGTATGCCTATGCCGGAGAAGTCAATAATAGTAATCGCGTAATCAGTAACAAACTGAGTACTGAAAGCTATTACCTGACCAACAGACCCCGTACACGCTATGTTGTGCTGTGCTCTTATTAAGTCGGTAGCTACTACCTGAGAACCTTGAAGTGTTGCAACGTCTGCGTATAACTCCGTGAAGTTGTCATTCGACTTATCAAAGGCGGTTCTTATCGGATCGCCTGTGTTGTCGTTCGCTGCAAGACCTATGTTGATTACTTGTTGTGGCATATTTTAAGGTTTACAAAATTCAATTACAGTATTATAGTTTACCTGCATGTCAAGTATTACCCCAGTTAAGTTAGTGGTAAACACATGAAAAGCGGGTGTAAGTTTGTACTTCATATTGCCAGCCGGCCTAACTTCTGGAAGCTGATAGATATTTACAGCGATACGATCAGCGATAACCTCGCAGGCTTCGCGAATTGCTTCGCTTTCTGCGTCGGAGTTGTCTGAAACGTCGCTATTCAGGACAGATATTACGATCCTCGTTAACTTCTGGACGTTGTTGTTTTTCTTGATTTCGGCTTCCTTTGTCAGTTCGTTGTCGAGAATAATCAACGGCAACTCGGAAGACTGAACCGAAAAAGATTTGAGATTTGCTTTAAATTTAGAGGATAAAATGTGAGTAGCATCTGGGTACAGGCCTGTAACGATCGTGTTAATGTCGGTTATTAAACTCATTTTTTGCGCTGCTTACTCATTATTTCTGAATAATTGTTTTCAAACTTACGATTTTTTACGTTCGAAAGCAAAATTTTTGTACAAAAACCATCATCAGAAGCCAGAATCTCTTCATACCCGCAGTTTAAAAGGCTGCACAAAGTTTGTATTTCGTAGTAATTTGAATAAGGGTTCAGCTCCTCGACACCGGCTTGCTTCTTTTGAATCGAGTATTTATCCAAACCAGAAGCCTCTTTAAAAAGATTTGCCCTGAGCTGTTGCCAGCTTGTAAAATCTTGAAGAAAAAAAAACCAGCAGGTAGGATCTCGGAAAAGGGACGCGCAAGGTAAGAATCCCGGAGCCTATGAACGTCGTCTATGTTGCTGCTGTTAGCCTGAGAAACCGCCAACACGAAAACTAAAAGCTCATAACCAGTTAACCCCGACTCCTCAATTTGATGACGCTGCCCGACAGTCTGTATAAGTTTCGAATAGTCAAACCCTTTCGGCTTAGGTAGCTTTGCGACGTCAGGTATACGCCCGATAGCAACCTCAAGTCTTGGATCAATCACGGCGTGAAAGGCTGTATTAATAGGTAATTCAAGTTGCCATGAAATATACTTAACTAAGTCCAACCCTTCAATCTTAGTAACAGCAATAAACTCAGCTGCTGTAAGCTCGTCGATTGATTTGATTCTATATTTTTTGTTTTTGATTTTTAATGGGATCATGTTATTTATCTTTAATCACATTCCAAGTTTTCAGGGTAATTTCACCCCGTGAATTAATATATTGAGGTTCCTTTCTTTTAGATCCTCTACTTTCGCGTGGTATTACAACAATTACTGTATTCATGTTTTTTTCTGTTTTCGGGCTTGCCTGCCCTTTTTTATTTTTTTTTTTTTTTTAAAGGACATGCAAAAATTAACAATGAATAATACCAAGCTGTTCAAGATATTCAATACCCTTTGCACTTATAATATTATACCCATTACTTCTTACTATAAGTCCTTTATTTACGAGTTCATCTCTATCTGTTTTTGAGATTAAATCACCATCCCAAGTGATTTGTAAACATTCAAGTAGTGTTTCTAAAATTCCACCAATTTTTCTTCCGTGAAATTGTCCTGAAATATATTTAACAGGATATCCACTTTGTCTTGCCATTTCTGGTTCTTTTTGTACGTTTGACATAATATTAATGGATTTTACAAAGCCCATCCAGGGCATTATTTTAAAGGCCTTATGTTCCGGCGGTAAAAACGGACGCCGTACCTAATCGAGTCAATGCTGTGATTATTAGCGTCTTCCGGTTCGTTAAGAGTTTTACCTGTTGTCTCATCCTTAACCCATTTATAAGAATTAAATTCTTTTGTTGTGTTCGCGGAATCCTTATGTATATGAATATTTAATTCCATCATTCTTTCAATGCCTTCAATTACTGAACCCTCGCCTTTTGTTGACCCAAACGCGTTGATGCCAGCCATTTGAAGCTCGTAAATTTTATCTTTTCTAGCCGAATCGCAAATTACCGGGCAGTTTTGTTGATTTAGTACCCCTAAAATTTCAATAAGTTTTGAATTAAGTATCTGAGCCTGATAGATGTGTTCGCGAACGTACACCTCGCTATCCTTAAAGTTAAGTTCGACCAACACAGTAGGATCATTTCCGCCCCAATCGACCGCAAATAATTTGTAATAATCACCTTCGGGCAAATCCTCGTAGAGTTTCCAGTTCTGGAATATGACTCCTTCAAGTTGTCCGCGCTGTCCTAATCCGTATACTTGCCACCAATTCCACCAATATCCACGAATTCCGCGTGAATCCTCGTCAATTGCTTTGCGCCTAGCTTCTTTTAAATCTGAAAGCTGTCCGGGTGTCAGGTTTTTGATGTTATCGTAAAATGTTGAGGTAATAACAATGCAGTCCTTACGCTTTTCAAACTCCTGCTCATCAAACCAAAAGTCATTAGCAGGGTTCCAGTCCAAAAAAATTGCCTCCTTTGTACGCTGCATAAGTTGATGGCACACGGAAAAAGGCATTCGGTCAGCTTCATTAATAAGCAGTATGTCTCTTGCTGCTCCGAGAGCCTTACCTGGTCTATCAAATCCAACAAACTCAACAATATTTTTATTGATGTTGTACAAATACGGGTTCTTGGTACGAACCGCGTCTATATTGATGCCGTCTGTTTCAAGAATCGATTCATAATCACGTATAGCGCCTGAATGCAGGTGAGGGAACGAATGAGAAACAACCGTAATAATCCGGGGGTTTTTTGAATAAGTTTGAATAAGTTTAAATAGCTGCAATTCGCTGAAAGTCTTGGAACTACGAGTACCGCCCCTGTTGGCTATTACGCGATACCCTGCATTATAGGCCGCTAAAGTTTCGTTGAATACGCGGGTTGTGATCATACTTCAGTCTCAAACTTCTTAATCAAGTCGTCTAATTCTTTCTGTGCCTCTTTAGATGTTACCGTGATTTCGGTTTTCGTAGTGCCGGTTGTGTTTATGTGCTGTTCATCGCGTTCTCCGAGGTTTTTCATTCGGAAAATAGCAGGTGATGAAGGAGCAAGGTCCTTAAGAGCAAGTCTATTAATCCTTCGAATTACAGCCTGCATAACTTGCTGCTTTATAGCATTCAAAACTGGTTGATTTTCAGCAAGATAGTAGAATGTAGTGTACGGAATCGCACTATAGTGAATAGCATCTTGGAGGCATAAGCACTCTTCGTTAGTTTCCGCATATTCAAGTGCATCCTCGAATCGAGGCAAAGCGTTTTCAAGAGTCCATTCCTGCGCGTGTTTATTTCCTTTTTCAAAAGTCATTTAATTCGGTGTTATTGTATAGTAGTTATCATTCACGCAATCCTTATATCCTTTTTCTTTACCTGCTTTATACAGAGCTAAATCGAAGCAAAAAAGAATAATAAAGATTAGAATCAAAAGTACTATTTTTTTCATGATAAATCAAGTTAAAAGTTAGTAGCCAGCTATGAGGCTGGCTACGCTGGGTTAAAACTTAAGTGCGAAACCCCAATACAGCCATGCAATTTCTATGCAAAAGCGATTAGTTACTGAAGAGTTGTAAACAAATAGAGCCGGTAAGATATTGATATAATATATTTTATAGTGCAGTTTTTTATTCCGAATCTCTTTTCCATATTAAAACGGTAAATCATTAATTCCTTCAGCCACTGCTCCATTATTCGCATCTTTCGGCTCTGACTCGCTGCGCTGGCCGCCGAATACACGTGCGTTTCCGATAATTGGAAGGGCTTTCTTTGCTTCGTCTGTCATTGCTGCAAGCTTTTCTTTGCTAAAGGACTGCTTTAAAAGGTGAGTGTCCTCGCCTTCCTTGACTTCTTTACGTTCAAAGCCGACGATGTCTAGGTAAAGGCCTTTTTCACCTTCGAATAGGTTGTTTTCAGCGATAGGGATCACAATGACCTTAGTGCCTTTTGGTGTGACCATAAGGCTGTGTGTAAGCTGTCGTAAGTTTATTTTTAAAGTTATCATAAGTTTATGCGCCTCCTAGCGCGGTTAAGTTTTATTTATAATTTTTTGCCATCTGTTTACTCATAAAAAAATGAATACCAGTTGAACATTCATTCCATCTATTTTCATCAAAGTTTTTTACTTCAACTATTTCGCCGACTTTATATATAAATTTAGTGTCGTAACTAGAAGAGACTTCGGTTAATCCGCCTTCAATTTCTATAACTTCAGCTTTAGAACACCTGCATTTGTATGTAGTTGCCGAACTTCTTTTTGCATCCTCACAAACTCTTAACGTTACGATTAATCCTTGACATTTTTTATAAGCAATAAAAAATCCGGTCTCAGGGCAGTTAATAGTTAATCCAAAAGTGTTTTCTGAAATAATAAATCCTAAGTTTGCGCAGCGGAAGTTTGCGTCGCTGAAGTCTGCGCCGCTGAAGTCTGCGTCGCTGAAGTCTGCG